TAGATCCAGTTGTCATGACAGCATGGGGTGTTTTACCCTTCGCATTCCTTGTGTATTTAAGTCTCTGCTTAGGCGATGCATATATAAAAGATCCTTCTCTTCGACCTATGCGAGTGAATCCAGTAGCTGGATCTATATGCTTAGCACTGAGTTTTACTGTCTTTACATGTATCTTGGTATTTAAACTAGATGGAGCAACAACAATAGAACCCCTAGGAATTAAAGGATCACATGTGAAAGTTTTTCTTTGATTTTTGACTCGTCTTAAATTACCATTTTCATCACGTTGCTCTGACACTGCTGCGGCTGGGTCTGTAGCTAAAAGAACTAATAATTCTGCATCCTTAACCTTACAGTAGTTCTCTATACTAGCTAAAAAACCTCTATCAACAGGGCATCCAGTAACAGCGGTAGTAATTATAAAACGCTTACATCCTTTTATCTTTGCATCAAGCTGCTTAACGGCTTTAGTGTTAAAAATTGTATGATCTAATACTGCTTTAAATTTAGCAGGATAAAGTTTCCTTGCTACTTGCTTTAACTTACCAAGAGAACCATAGTGATGAGAAACCATATCTTTCGTAAGACCAGTATCATCTTTGAATTCGCTAGCTGTAGCATAACGTTGCAACTTACTACAAAGTGTAGCGTACTTCTTAACCAGCTCCTCTTTGCGATCAACCTTTTTAACTATCTTTTTAACTACTTTTTTTCTAATTATCTTCTTGATAGTTTTCTTTTTAATAGCCATACTTAGACCTCTAATATGTTTCGTATTTCTGAAAATACTTCTTCAATCCCCTTACCATCTACATCAACTATGCCCGTATTAAAGTTACATGACATAGTATCCATATTATCAGATACCTTATGCATAAAAGAATCTCCACGAGATTCCATTGCATCACCCTGCTTAAATTCTTGTTTTGAAGATTTCGCAATCTCCAACCCCTTAGAGACATCCCCTCTTAGGTATAGAACTTTATCGTATAAACCTTCTGGACATGGAGATCCAGCCACATACTCTGCTAAATTACGTATTTCTGCAAAACTGTTACCACATGCTGTTCCATATGCATAACCAGATAATACCCCACGATCTTGAATGATAAAGTCATACTTATTCATTGCAGGTTTAATTACTCTTTCTAAATGTATTGATCTGATTGCTTGACTGATAAGTTCTCTTGCGGGAGCTGTTAACTCTTTATCATATTGATTATCTAACATGATACCTCGAAGAGTCATAGTTAGTGGTGATAAGGGTGTTCCAGGTTCTTTTGTTTGTAGTACCTTATACCCCTTGTCTTTTAGATAGTTTACAAGATTTTGTGTCTGTGTAGTCTTGCCAACACCTTCTGTTCCTTCAAGACATATATATATAGCTTTCTTCATTCAACCTCCGTTACAATATAATACATAGATTCATTGTACGAATATTAAATAATATTAAGGTTTTTTAGCATTATAACGCGCTTCTATCTTTGCCTTTTCTTCAGGACTTAGGGTAATGTTTTTAACAGGTGCCTTTCTGTTAAGGGCTTTTTGCCTATTTAATTCTACGTCTGTTCTTGCCTTATCTGTAGAAGAACCAGTGGTTGTATATTGCCTTACTGCTTTATTTTGCCCAATATCTTCTCTTACTTCGCTTGTACGAGTTTCCTTTCGTTTAGCATTATCTATAGCACTATAAGCACCAGCACCCTTAGGACCATAGTTACTCTTCTCTAAAGACCACTGGCCGTTCTTGGCAAACTTAACTCTTTCAACAACTTTATCTGCAATCTTTTTAGGATCTGGTTTATAAGTTCCCGCATCAATCTGACGTTGCAACTCTTTAACCTTTACATCTTTAGGTGCTAAATTAGGATTAGAAGAGTCTTTTTGTAAATCATCAGATTTAGCCATCTTCTTGCGCGTGATAACTGGTGTATTTTTAAATGATGCTTTGGTTGAGGTTGGTGCATCAGATGCAGGATTTTTTTCATTTATTACATCTTGTACAGGATCACTTAGTGCAATTTTAGCACCAGCAACTGTTTGCTTCTTCTCTTTGGTTGTCTTATTGTAATTCGCTAAATCATATATGTTACCGCTGGCCGTTGATTTAGTTTTAGATCTAGGTCTTATTTTTTGCTCTGGATCAGCTTCACCTTTTGGCATTACTCTTATCGCTTTCTTACCCTTATCGCTATCAAGTGCTTCAGCATTTTGTTTACGTGCTTCAGCTTTGATTGGCGCTTTATCTGGTTTTTTACCAAAAAGCTCTTTATATTCTTTAGTGTCTTTTAGTTTGTAGTTTAACTTATGAGCAATCAATGAATCATGATCAACATCTTCATGGACAGTTAAGTGAGGATGCATATCTGAGATTTTATCTCTTAAACTTGCTATCTTTTCTTGTGATGCTCGTCCGCCTTTAGCAACATGTGTTTGAATACCCTCTAGATGTTCTTTTATTTTTGCTCTCACTTGATCAGCAGTTTTACCTTTAGTAATTGAATCCCTAAGTTTGTCTAATTTATCTCTTAATTCTTTTACTTGAGGATGATCTCTATCCACACCGGCAGCCTTAAGAGCTTTAATATCTCTATGGTGAACTTTTGCGGCTTTAATTGAGGCTGTGCGCTTTATTTCTCTTTCTTTTTTGATTATATCTGGGTCACGGTTGTCTTTTAACTTTCCAGCTTTAAGTTTGCCTTCTGTCTCTTTTATGTGATCCTTTAGCTCAAGTAAGAGTTTAGGATCTTTAATGAAGTTCGCATTAACCATCTGCTTAAGCTTAAACATGTTGGCTTTAACGCCTTTTGGTTTCGCTTTCTCTAAGATCTCTTTGATCACTAACAATGTCTTTGCAGCTCGCTCTAATCTATTATCCATATCTCTATTATACAATAAAAAAAGGGCTAGTCAAAGACTAACCCTTTTAAATTTCTAGATTACTTTTAGAATCACTTACCGATATTTCTAAATAAGCAGTTGAATCGTGGAGTATACACGAACAATGCTCCATAAAGAACAATGGCAAATTCTAATGCAGTGGCTACGATCGCGAAGTTGATCTTAGAGAGAGGAGCAAGTTGTTTAAACTTGATATTCTCTGCACGAAGGTCAAGCAAGAATGCTTCACCAAGACCAGGATTCTTAGCACCTGCGTCCACAAAACTCATACCAGCACCTGTGTACTTGTAGTTTGCGATGAATCTTTCAGATCCAGCAGCACCACCAACTTCAGAGCGGTAAACCTTAACATACTTAGTATTAGGTGGAGCTGAAGTGACCACAACATTTACAGAGGTCTCACCACCACCAACGGTTCTAATTACAGCTGCTGCGGGAGCACCTTCACCATGATCGTTAACTGCAGTAACTACATATCTGTAATCGCCTTCTTCAAGAGTTCCACCAGGTCCGTTAGAAGTAGCACCTACAGTTGGAGCAGCAGGAGCATTCTCGTTAACGCCCTTAGATCGAACACCGGCACGTGGACGTAAGAACAAGTTAGGCTTAAGATCAACAGTACCGGCGGTAGTAGTAATCTTAGACACGTCGTAACCGACTGTTTGATTACTAAGACCAGGAGCTGACCTAAATTGTGGATAGAATTGTCTAACAAAGGCAGACAACGCGATTGGTTCGATGTGAAGTTCACTTGGCTCACCAAAGTTTTCCAAAGCGATAACTGTCAATCTTTCAACATCGTCTTGAGTAAGAACGTTTCCGTCCAAGTTTTGAGAGATAGAAGAAAAATCTCCATATCCTTCAAAGTCGATGCTTCGAGTTTGAGAATCTTGGTCACCTTTAAGTAACTGCTTCAATAAACCACTCATTGCGATTGAATTATTTGGGATAGCTGAGTCGGAACCGTCTTGAGCACCATCAGCATTTCCTGCAAAGTGGGCATGCCCCCAGTACATTTCACGCTCAACATTCTTAAGAAGATTCATAGTACCCTCTTTAGCTTGTTGGGTAACGATATCACCAACTGTAGTTCGAACAAGTGTCATTTGATGAGACACTTTACGCTTAGTTCCGAAGAACACGATTTTTTGTCCGTCACGGATGTAAGTAGAATCTTCTTCTTGAGGAGCTCCACCTTCACCAATATATGGACTAGAATCCGAACCATAACCAATCAAACGATTGTATTGTTCAAATAGATTGTAAGCTTTGTCTACGCTAACCGCAGGCCAGAACTTAAGATTTTTCATATCAAAGGTCACACTCTTAAGAGTTGCTTCCAATGATTCGGCTTGAATTACTCCACCATACACTAGGTCGGTAGGTTTTCCAGCACCACCGTAACCAGCAGTAATGGCTTTGTTCAAGGCCTCAACATCCTCAGGTGAAACAATTCCTTGCTCGATTCCTTGTAGGATTTGATTTACATTTTCACTGTACATCTTTTACCTCTCCCTTACTTTAGGTTGTATTTATCAATGATTGGTTGAAGACCCATTCCAGTCTCTACAGCGATAATATCGTTTGTATCGACAGAACTAGTATCTGACTTTTTCATTTCTAACAGTTTATTGGATACATCTGCCTTAGATAGTAATCCAGCACCTTCGCTTTCACTCTTTGCAAGAGGCACAGCGGTGGCTGGAGTTCCTTTTCTTTGAACAGGGGTATCAGCTAATTCTTTAACTAATGTGGCAATACTATCAAGTTTACTCTCAAGTCCGCCAACTTTACTATCAATATAAGATTTCATAAGACTATCATCTTCATTAACTGATTTTTTAGCTTCAGCCATGAGACTAGATTTACTAGGGACACCGCTTTCACTAGGTGGAGTTACTCCACGTGTGCCAGGATCAGATTCAGAATTCTTACCTTCACCTTTGTCCATATCTTTATCGTCCTTATCTTTGTCATCTTTATCATCGTCATCATCATCTTCCGCTTTATTAGCTTCTTGATGAAGACTAGATTTACTAGGGACACCACACTCACTTTGTGGAGTTACTCCACGTGTGCCAGGATCAGATTCAGAATTCTTACCTTCACCCTTATCCATGTCTTTGTCGTCTTTGTCATCATCGTCATCGTCATCATCTTTCTTGCCCATGTCACCATTTGCATCTTGATTAGCGACTCCGCTTTCCATCTTGCCCATATCAACTTCAGCGGCAGAATAGCGAGACTTTTTAAGATCTTCAATTTCTACCAAAGTCTCATCGATAAGAGACGTTAGATTTTTTACGAGTTCTTCATTCATTCTCTAACTCCTTATTGCTAAAGTTAATTATTGACCCATACCGATAAGATCAGTATGTCCTTCAATTGCAGCTAATTCTGCTGTAGTATCGCCAGCTTCGATAACCTTATCGTTTGCAAAGTTACCAAGTACGCCGAGTACACGTAAAGTTTCTGCATCATCAACGATTGCAGCAATTGTGTTTTCTCCGCCTGCGCCTTTAAACTTAAGTTTTCCAGGATTACCCTGACCGATTCCTAAAAATGGATTAATCGTTCCATCAATTCCACCCATAGGGGCTTGGATATCTGCATCAACATAACTAATCACACGACTAGAGTTATTTAAAGTAACATCGTTTGCATTTCGTGTAGCAGCGATCTTTAGAATATCTAAATTTCTCTTGATTTTATCAAGCATTTGTTGTCTTTGAGCCATTTCTTACCTCTCCTCATTTTTTAAATTAAGGTGCACACCAAACCGAAAGGCTGATATACGTCTAATTATATCACAAGTGGATACCTAAACATCACCCGACTATTACTGTCACTCCATAAACCTAAAAAGCTTCTCTAAGCTCCAAGATTTATTACACTTTCTACATTTAACTTGGTGTTTGCCATATATTTGCTCTTCACCACACTTATCACAGACAGCATACTTAAAACCTTTATGGTTTCGTCCGTCATCTAAAGATTCTGATTGAATTACTGCTCCCTGAACTTGTGCAGTTGGAGCACCAGCTCCTCCATAACCAGCCATCATAGCTTTTTCAACACTACCACTCTTTAGTAAATTTTTAACATTGCCTCGTTTATCGCCATGCTCTAGTAAATTATTAAATTTACTAACATAATCATGTTTTGATATATCTTTTCCAGCTTTAATAGCTTTCCTTGTACCACCAATTCCGTGATACCAAGAATGAGCTATCTTATCCTTATCACCACCATGGACCTTGTGAAGCTTATTATATAGAGTATTTGCATAATCTAAGGCTCTATTGGGATCACTATTCATGAGATTAGTTATCTTCTCGTGATTATCTTTGACACTGCTAGAGTCCTTTGCCATCTTAGTTACCTCTGGATGTCGAGAACGCAATGCCTTACTCATAGATGACACATACTGAACCGTGTGGGGCATTAATCCCCAAGGTCCTCCAGCTGTATGCCCATGGTGCATAGACTTTTTATTATTTATCTTTACATGTTTTAAGTCTTTTCCACCAGATGTTTCTACATGAGCTAGTGCCCATAAATGAGGATGATCTTTCTTCAAGCCAGATACCATTTGTTGATGCGGAGGCTGCTTAACTTCGGTCTCTATAGCCTGCTTAGGTTTTATTTGCTCTGTAGATATTTGTCCAGGGGATGAAGCGATCATGCCAGCTGCTGCTGCACCTGCTATAGTACTTTTAATACCTTTATCTAGATTTTCTTCACAAGCAAAAGCTTTATGAATCTTACTTACGTTATTAGCGATTTTTGCTTCTATTGCAGACTCTAAGATGTCCTTAGGTGATGGGATAGCTATATCTGAATTATCACCTTTTATTAGTTTAGTTAATTCTGCAATCTTATGTAGGTTCTCGTGTATTCTCTTCGCCGATCCGTGTCTAACTATATGTCTAAATGATGGTACATTTTCCTGAGCCAAATGCATAACTGACTTGATTAACTCTTCATCTCCTGGCTCTGGGCTAGATTTCTGTAAGGAAGTAGGTTCGACTAGAGTTGCTTGGTTTGCTGGAGTAAAGGTTAACGCAACTGAATGTATCTTAGTTCGTGCCAGTAGACTCTCGTCCTTAATCCCTCTTGCAACAACACCACCTTCAACGGATGCTTTAAGCTTTAACGGTGAATCTTTCTTGTGAATATTTCTAATAATAGCCGCTGCTGCTTTGGCATTCTGGTGGTCTTCATCATTGTATAGATAACCAGCTGCATAGATATATGGTGCTTTGATTTTATCCCAATAGTAAGTGTGCCTACTGTTTTCACAATCTTCAGCTTTAAATATTTTTTTAGCTTCTGTGACAGTTCCAAGTGAATTAAAGAAACCCTTACCGTGGTTATCATTCCAGCGACCCTTACCAGCCTGTAAGTCTGATATGTCAGCTCCCTCAACAGATAGCATTTCTCCCTGCGTATCTCTAAGTTGCGATCCAGCAACACAATCTATCCATAGTACTTTATCTTTGGCCATGTTATGATCATATCATAAATTGACCTTAAGCATAACTAATTGGAATAAAATAGGAGTCACTTTTCAACTATAGCATACTAAGTGACCCCTGGAGGGAACGTACCTATATTATACTATGAGTTAATCTATTATGTTATATGGAGTTTGATCATCGCGTTCAGTCATGATACTATCACCATCATGTGAATCGATTATCTCTTTAAAGCTAGTTTTTGTTCTTATTTTAGAGATAGATTTTTTTATTAGCTTTTTAACTGTTTCTTTTGAGAGGTTGTTGAAGTGGGCTATCTCTGATTCAGATGGTGGCTCATCAGAGTTCATGAATTTTGAGATATAATTAAAAAAACAATAACTTGCAAGTTGATGATTTACTGCCCATGGGCAACCCGGAAGATTACCCTCTTCTTCTTCAGTCAACTCCCTACCTGCATTCCTAAGAGCTTTTAATCTCATTACAGCTAAAGGACACCACGACTTTGGGTGTCCTTTTAGCTTTCGTGGACATCTTTTGTCCATGTTGCGATGCTTTACGGTAGGTTTCTTCATAGGCTGCTTGCATTACTGCTTACTGTCTGTTTTCTCACTAGCTGCAGTATCTTTAACAGGAGAAAGAGATGGGATAAGTTTCTTAACACATATAACCTCGAGTAGGTGAGTCATTCCATCAGGTAACTTAGTTTCAACTGTATCTCCAGCTTTTAAACCAAGAATTTTACCTTTTAATTCAGGAAGAACAACCTCGTCGTTCAACTTAAACTTAGTTCTAAATATAGCATATTCTGGATTCTTTTCACACTTAGAAGATAAAGTGACAATGCTATCTTCTTTTACTATGTCATCAAGCACATACCCTTTACTTAAATCCTCTTTATCAGAGGCATCATTGTAATCTTTCAATTTAAAATCTTCTGCTATTTTATCTATAGCTGCTGTATTACTAGATGCTTCAACTAAGGCCAATGTGCGGTATTGAAGATCATTAAGGACACCCATAGCATTATGCATATCTTTATCTAACTTACCAAAACCAGAGGCAAACTGCTCAAATACAATCTTTTGGATACTCAATGCTTGTTGAATATTAGCAACCGCTGCATGCAACTCTGCAACCTGTTGCTTTACTGTTTTCTGCTTTGGTTGTCTGAATCCTGGTTTAGCTTCGCTCATCTGTTCTCCTCTGCTTTCTTTTTAGTTCTTTTACAAAATAGTTTAAGTATTTGTACTTCATCTTTTGTGAAACCTTTTTCTAACTCTCCACCAAGGATCACACCAAGTCTTTCTTCTAAATGATTTCTTAAGTCTTGCTCTAGCAAATCATAGATTTCACCTTTTTTCTTAATCAATCGAGATTGCAATACAGAATTGATAGCATTCGCCTTTTCCAATCTATACTTGGCTGCGCCATTGCTGTTGCTCTTTTCTTTACCTGATACCGAATCTTTCTGCGAAGTTCGTGTGGACACAGTTTCACCATTAAGAGTATCATCTCCACTGCTATCACCGCTGTCACTGGAAGATCTTTCCGTAGGGAGAAGTCCAAAATCGGTAAGTTTTTTCCTTGCAAAGCCATTCTTTACCGCCACTTCATCAAACAGTTTTCTAGCATGTCTGAATTGTTTCTCTGTTAAGGGTTCATTATTTTTAACACATCGCTCCCAATGTTTTTTAACATCAGAATCATACATCATAATATGTTGTGCACCGTTTTGATTTTCCATCTCTGTTAGTTCTGTTATTTCATCTCTTTCTAATACAGATTCGCGATCATATACCTGAGGCCACACCAATTCGCCATGAATCGATCTGTCAAAAACTATATCTAAACCAGAGCACCTAACATAGAGTTCCATGATATCTTCAAAATATGAAGGCCCTATGTACCCATCTTCTTTGTATTTTTTATCTGGAGCTGAGAAATGAATAACTTCAAAACCTTTAGATTTATATAGATTAGCAACACTAGTTTTTCCAGTACGATCTAATCCTTCTAAAATTATCCATGACATGAGTATTCCCTTTATTTATTTAAATATATAAAAGGATTATACAAAGATTAATTATCTTCTTTAGGATTTTTGCTCTTATTTATAGGGTTAGCTACGGGTTTTCCACCGATCACTAATGGACTAGATCCAAGACCTTCTTGTTTTGCAATATCCTGAACAGACTGCTGAGCAACAGCATGAGCTTGCGCATTTTTGTTAGCATCCATCTCTGCGTCATGCTTTTCTTGCTCACGTTGATGTTCACCATCTTGACGTCCGCTTTCTTGCTCCTGTGTATCTGATTCGGCTTCTTGTTGTTGCTTCATCATTCTATCTTGAATCTTCTGACGATCTAATGTCATCAACAACTGTTGCCATCCCATGAATGCTGGATCTCCAGGAAAATACTGCAGTTCGCGTCTCTTAGATGCCCCTTTATCTTTAAAGAATATTTCTCTGATTTCACCCTTAGTTAGGTTCTTTTCTACCTGCATCCAGAAGGATTGATTAAGAGGAAGATCGGCGATCTCCATATCTTTAAGTTCTTCTTTTTGACCAGATCTTAAAAGATCATTCATTGAACTGTGAACTGTCATTTCAGCTTGCAACTGCGCAACCTGTGTCTGTGGAGTCTCATCACTATATCCAACAAATTCAAATTTATACTTATTTGATAATTCCTTATCAACTGCTGGGATGATATGTCTATTCATGATGTCTTCAAAGTACATCAATAACGTGAACAACCCTCTTTCTCTAGAATATTCAATTTTTTGCTCAACACTGTTTTGTCCACTCGGTGCTTTACCGGTTCCGCTCACTAAGTAATCAAGACCAACCTCAATTGGATCAATTTGAAATTGAGCACATATTGCACGTAATAGATGATTGTTAAAGTTTATGTATTCCATCTCACGAGCATTACCGGCTAATGGAACCCACTGAACCTCATCAAGGCCAGCTATGATTGGAGTTCTCCATGCATTTTGTGTACCTGAAATAGTGTTGTAATACTGTCTTCTAAAAGAGTGAAGTTGTTGTTGAGTGACTGTTCCCTTAAGATGAAGAACCCCTCTTGCGGCATAACCGTGTGTAAAGAAGTTTGCATTATAATTCTCTACATTTAAGTGATTAGTAATATTAACTATAGCTAACTCTAAAGGAGAATAACAGTATCCTAAAGAATCTGAAAAATTCTGAGGATTAAACAGTGACCAGATCATATCTTCGTCACCAAATTCAGCCAATGTCCGATTGTCGTAAGACACTTGCACATACTTAATATAATCTAGTTTTTCAATATTCTTTATGTGATCTTTAGCGGGATCATTATCTCCAGGTTCATATAGATCACGAACACTTCTCATTTCATCTTCTAGCATTTTACGACTAGCTTGCTTATTAATTAAGTAAATTGACTCGCCCGGTAGAGGGCGGAATCTATGTAGACCACCTCTTCTTGTTTTGATTTTTTCAATTGCTGTGTTTCCAAATGTAAGCGCATCTCGACCTAAGAGTTTCATAAATTCCCCAAATAACATTCTGTCGTCATTTGGAGTATTCTCAACTCGCCCGCAATGATAAATAAAATTTTCTAAATTATGAATTTCTTCGCGCTCTTCATCGGTGGTGTCTTCTTTATCGTTGCGTTTAACAATGCGAAAACCTTCTTTGAATTTATCATGGGAAACCCTAGAAAATCTCAAAAGAGTATCTACTCGCACCTGAATAATAGCTGAAATGAGCCAATCTCTTACAGATACGTCTTTTAGTGTCTTATTAGAAAGACGAGACATTTTATGCCTAAAGACTACTGTATTGCTCATTTGTTGAAAATAAGGATCTTCCAGAATGGCTTTTCTGCCTATTTGATCGTCTGGAGACATATCCCCTTCTTTAATATCAGGCACACGATCTCCTGGTACATCATCAGCCTTAATCAACATTTCATTGATTTCTTGCTGTAAGTCATCGTTATCTTTAAACCAGTCGTCCCAGATTGCCAAATTATCTCCTAATATTGTCTCTATTATACCAAATAACCACTATAAGCAGTTAGTTTAAAATGACCATAAAAAGCCACCATTTCCGCCGAAACCATCGCTGTCGTCATCATCCTCTAATTCACTTATTTTGCCAATTTTACCCAGTTTTGATGTATCAACTTCATCATTGAAGTTCAATCCCTGCTGTTTAGCAAATTCAGAAGGAGTTGGAGTTCTATGGTAATTTCCATTATTTGTCGCTAAGTCACTAGATAGGTAAGACGAATTATCTTCTGACATTATTAATGTACTACTTCCAAATAGTCCCAAGAGTGCATATCTAAAGGCATCAAGCCAGTGATCGAACTCTTTTGCAGTATCCTCAGTGACCAATCCTGCTGCATCTAATTTATAGTGATACATGCTAAATTCTTCAATTATGTGAGTGCATGTCTCTTTAGCAATAAGTAACTTAGTATCCTCTGTGCCTGGAGTCCTTAACCATTTCTTAACAACCTGAACGCCGACATTGATATCCGCTTTCTTTTTATCATTTGCAGCAGGTAAACCTGCTTTCTTCATTTCTACGATGGCACCTTGATCTGCTTGATCGGGAAAATAGAGTTGACATCTATATATGTGGTGCCATTTAGTTTTAATATGATTGATCCACATAGGTTGACTGTATTGGGTCATTCCGTCAGTTCTAACCACATATATATTCTCATGAGGGTCAACGTAAAAATAAACAACAGTGTTTGGGGAGTTAAAACCCCAATCTATACCGGAATAACAAGGAAGACCTAATTCGTTACACTTACTTACAAACAGATCGTGCGTGCATTCACCTGGAAACACTCTACCGGTAAGCCTTTGCCACATAAAGTTCCAATCGTGGACGTGAACCTTATTGTCAAACTCTCTATATACTATCCCTTCTACAGATGGTTTTAGATTCATCAACTGAGCAAGTGCCCAATCAGCTCCTTCTGATTTCACCTTCTTAGCCATATCTGCAATCGGTTTAAGCATAGGAGATGTACCAGTTTGATTCTTTGCATCACCAAGGCATATACTAGCTAGTGGACACGTAATGCAACCAGACCCAGGCATTGTGTATTTAATATACTCTTGTTGCTTTTTCTTATCTTTGTTTTTCCATTTTTCCTCTGTCAATGCAACCATGTCATCTTGAAGTATATACAGATCAACGGGATCTGTTCCAGATCTACTATCAGCACAGCGCTCAGAAAATTCAAAACCTGTCCAACGTCTGACTTCTCTATCTTGCTCTTCGGCGGTTTCAATCTGTTGATTCATTAGTCCATAGCGACTTTTACGTGTAGAAATACCAACTCGCATGAACTGCTTACCGTTCTTGCTATCTAGCATCCCAGATATCTCTTTGAACGCTTTAGCTCCTTCACCCGAGACAGTGTCAATCTCATCAACTACAACTAGTGGAACGTGAGGACCATTGAGCGCTTTCAATGTACAAGGAAGAACTTCTAATGAAACCCTCTCCCCATTGATATTAAAGTTTGACTTTGTAATATTAGCGTTCATGAGGATTCTTTCATCCTCAGAGGTCTTTGAAGGTAATACAATAGGTTTTATTTTTCTATTATATAAAAAGTTTTTTATATAGAGATAGCAGCGATCACCCTGTGACTGTGTAGCTCCTACATGAACAGCTTCTCGTTGATCATGCAAGATAACTAATAACTCTAAGATAGCCATTCCCAATGTCTTTCCAGATCCTCTACCGGCAACACAAAGTACCTCTTGCAAACCATTGGGGTTGTTCTTTAAAACCATTAAGTCATATAGTTCCCACACAATCTCAAAAGGATTAGAGTCAGCGTACCTAGATACGGTCACATTTGGTAACGATAGACCAAGATGGTATTGAATCCACTTATACAACTCTTTACGCGTCTTACACGGTGTCAACAGCATCAATTTCTGTTTTTCAATAAGTGATAGTTTTTTCTTTTTAGCCATTTTCAGATTCCATTGACGCTTCTATCATAGAGGCTACATCTTCTTCTTCGTTGCCGCCTGAGGCCGAAACAGCCTCTTGTTTAGGCTGTAATGCCCCAAATAGAGCAGACTCTTTAGTCTTGGATCCTGTTGTAGATCCGGCTACTATTTTATAAAGTGTTTCAACTACTTCTCTATATTCTTTAATTGACTCAACGCGTAATTTGGGTTTAGGATTGCTTTGGGGATCTTGTGCATACTTACGCATAACATCCACATGTTCAGCACTACTTACAGATAGCATGGCTGTTAAGAAGTCAACTTGCTCAATTACAGATTTAACAACCTTTGCCTGTACACGATCTCTAAGTGTGTGCATCATGCTATCTCTATCTGTGGCCCACTTATTAAGTGCAGCAGTGAGTATTATCTGCTCAACGGGATGTTGAGTAAAGTTTTGTTGTATTTCATGAAAACTATGACCTATTAGATACATCTCAAATAGCTTGAGAGCTTGAGGATTTGCAATCTTACCAGCAGTCTTATGCTTGCGAAGATATCTTTGACCTATCTTAATCTCTTCTTGAGTAAGTCCATATCGCTCTTCTTCATTAAAATCTCGTTTTAAAGCCATTAAACACCGTATTCCTTCCAAACTGTGTGTTTCTTAATAGATGCAATAGATTGTTTAATCCTAATACAACTTATACCTTTATACTCAGATACATCATTAACTGAAAAACCTAAAAGTAATAAAAACATTATAGATCTTTCAAAATCTGAAAAACTATCTAATAATTTGATTAATTTAGAAGAAGGTGGATCAATAAAGAAACCCGAAAGGGCATGCATAAATCGTTCTTGCTTATCATGTTCATGTCTTATGCTTGTTAATTTTTGCGCAAAAGTGGATGGTTGGTTACCATTTATATGATGCAACCATAAGTCCTGTTGATAGTCCTCATTATTAGTTAACTCATTGATACTCTGTTGTACCTCTGATGCTCTCCTCGCTTTCATCATATCCTTCTTCGTAATCTGCGAAATCAAAAATCTCTACATTCGCAGACCAATTGGGACCACAGTAGTCTCTTACGAAACCACTAAGAATATTCTTAAAGTTCATATCACCCTCTTTCTTTAAGAAATTCTTGAAACACCTTAGTCCCCAAAAATTGGTTGATTTTGAGAGCTTATAGTACTTAAGTATTTTTTTCATAACTGGCTTGGGAAGATAAATCTTAAAGTCTACAGATTTATTTTCTACATCTATATTTAGATCAACAGCTTTCACCTGGGGGTGAGCTATTGAGCCATACATGAAAAGCATATTTTTAGCCGCATCAGTAAACAGACCACTATTCATGAGCCATCTTTGATTATCTACATATTTAGCTAATTCACTATTTTCCATTGTGCCTCCACACTCTCTTAACCTTATTATACCAGGAACTGACTTACATCTTTGCCTTTGCTGATCTTTGCTTAACTTTATCTAGTATTTCTAAAGACTTAGCTATTAATAAATCCTTATCAGCTGATCCCTTGTACACCTTATTGAAGTACTCCCCAACTACATGACCCATTGATAACCCTTTAATCTCTACTTTCTTCTTTTCTTTATCAGTAAAGATAGGTTTAAATTGAATATCAAAATATTTCAAGAGCTCACTATGCTCATTAGAGCTTTGATATGCTAATATCTCTGCCTTTGGACCAGATACTTCTACAACCCAGTGATCATCACTTCCAGCTCCCATGCCTACACCCAACATGAGTTCTAATTCAGCATGCATGTTTAATGCATTAAAATCTTTTGTAAGTTCAAATTTCTTACCAATCCACATAGGCAGTGGACACTCAATAAACTCTTTTTCATATGTCTCTGTGTCGAACAACATTAGCCCTTTAACTTGGTCTATGTCATTAACGCTCTGTGAGAATGGACTTCCAGGGTAAATAACCTTGCCAAACTCTTGTTTGAGGTGAACATGTCCACTGATCATAATCTCTGCCGACACTGCTTCGGCTTCAACCCCTGCATCAGGTCGTGTATATCCATAGCTAGCACCAATAATTGTCTGGTGGCAAATACAAATTTCTCGAGTCTCTTTCGGAAACTCTGAGTATTTATACATATATGGCACCATCGTAATGTTTTCAATATCAAATCTCTTATCTATTATATGCAAGTTGGCTATTGTTTTCCAATCCTTTAGAGCATGGTACTTACTAGACTTAGGTGTATAGAAATCATGATTACCAAGGATATAATAGTATTTATTTTGTGATGTGTGCTTAATGCAGTGCTGAATATGATCCATGACTTCATTCTTAATCTCTGAGCGCAATACGGCATGTGTGTCGAACGTATCACCTAGGTTGACAACAATATCTGGTCTCTTATCAGCCACAACATCATTGACCCAACTTAAAAACTTAAGAGCTAAATCAAATCTAGTTATTTTTAAATGTGGATCACCAATGAATAAGATTTTAATTATCTGCCTCCCAATAAGATGCCATTTACTTCTTTTTCTACGCTCTCATTGGCAATTCTTATAAATTTATCATCTTTACCGCAATATATGTGGTCTTTAATGATTTTTACTGGCAAAACACCAACACCTGTGAGAACGAACATCTCTGGCTCATCTTTATATACCATAGTAGTTATATACGGCTCAGCCGCTCTAACAAATTCGCCCATTACATGATTTGGAAGATAAATTACATCTGGAAAGATCTTTTCTTTTTCTAAAAATGCATTCACTGCATCAGATATATTCTCCTGACACATGTGCTCAGTAAATGGATAATTTAAATGCATGGTATGTCCTTTCCTGCTTTAATATCAGTTAACCACTGCTGTAGTTGCTCGTCGGAAATCTTTTTGATACCCCCTATAGAAGTTTTACCATTTTTAATAATCCCTTGGTTACGGAGTTTAACTGAATCTTCATCCCATTCATCTTCTTCTAATTCTAAGGTGTCTTCATAAGAGCAATTGTGGCAGATTCCTATTCCTCTTTTTTTATCTTTTCCATAGTCGTGACTGTATCCACAGTTGACACACCAATAGTATCGCATAATAATACCCTTTCTGCTATATGATTTATCAGATCCATTTCTCGTCCTAAAATTATTTCACCAGTTTCTAACTCTGAAGTCCCTTGAACTACTAAGCCAACTGAACAACTCGTACATATTAGATGCAACTTAGTTGATCCAGTTACTATGGCATTATGTGCAATTAGCGTACTGCGATCTTTAGAGTAATTTTCATAAATCATTACTCTATATACATCTAAAGCTAACCACACATGGGTTGGCTCTATCTTATGACGCTCACAGTATCCACACACTAACCCAATGAGATGATCACAAATCGTCTGGGTCAAGGTTAACGTCCTCCATTATCAAGGATTTATTATGATTATCAATAACACTATCATTTACATTATTTAATAATGATATGATCTCCTGCTGAACACTCTGACTCTCAACAATAAACTGCTTAATGTTTGCCTCTCCACGAATGGCATCGTGATTGCCTACTTTCCACATTTGAGAATTTATTTTACCTGTTTCGTCGTTTACGGGGTGATAAACGATGCCCAAACTTTTTGCCAATTCAAAGACTTCGTTCCCCGTGTCGACAATACCTTGTTCATAAGAAAGAGAAAATTGAGCAACACGATATGGCGCAGCGAGTCTGTTCTTTTTAATCTTACACCTAACGATATGTCCGATCTGAGCAGTGTTTCCTGCAATATCCTTTCCGTCTTCAATTCTTCCTGCCTTTGTTTCTAACTTCTCAACTTGAATCATATAGTCGCAAAAATGCTTTAATGCTCTACCATCTGGGATAATCCACGGATTAGCCATCTTTTTGTATTGATCCATTTCTTCGTACACTTGTTGAACAAGCAAAGTGGTGATGTTAAATTCACGAATAACTGGCAATAAACCTTTTAAAGCTGGACCAAGATAGGAAGCACCTCCGCCACCCATGGTGAGATCAGTTGTCTTCTTCTTTACATCTTTAGGATAGCGAATAGATTTAACAGAATCTATTGCTACAGCTTTAATTGGAGCTCCTTCTTGTAATTGCTCGTACATTTCACCTTCAGGTGACATATAGTCAAAAATCTTAACTGGATTATTAGATTGACGTACAATAAGTCTACTTAAATCTCCACCTAATTTCTGAAACCAAATCTTGTTAAAAGAGTATTCTGCATCATGTATCACGACAATACCTTTAGGGTGTTTACGTTGAATATCTATTAGATTGCATTGCATTAATAATGATTTACCACCAGACTCTGGACCAAAATAGCATGCAGCTTTTCCCTCTACAAGTCCTCCGTTACCTATTGCCCAATTCAATGATGGAGAAGCCATTGGAATAACTGAATCCGATGGAGCTGGAAGATCTTCTGCTACCTTTCCAAAATCCTTTGTCAATTTTGACATCCATTTATCTGTACTCATTTAGAAACCCTCCTCGGGAGTTTGGTATGAATCTGTATATACCATCTTTTTCACATCATCGTGTGACATACGAAATGCTTGTAGTTTATTCTTAAGAAATACAACTAGCGCCGTTGTCTTTGCTTTTATATTAGCTGCTCGCTTAACATCCACATCCATATCTATGTAGCGCTTTCTAGATTCAGCTGAGTCTTTGATATCTCTTTCTTTAAGATAATCACCTGCTCTATCTAGGAAAGCTATTGATTTGGCTGTATCTAGGTGTGACCCTGCTTCAGAATCATAGCGAACTGCTAATGAAAGCATAGAGTTAGTGTGGTCGTATGCTAAGATAAAATCTCTTAAGTATTGAGGGGCCAACATATGGTTGAGCCCTCCAATATCTTTAATTTTTCTCGTAAACTCGACCAGTCTAGTTACATCAATTTTTTGAAGGCGCTCTTCGAGTACCATCAGTTCATTGCTGCTCATAACTGCTCCTTTAGCCGTTTAGAATATCATCCGCCATAGCTAAAAGATCTTCAGAATTACTAGCAAGAGCTGCTGCAGCAACTGGCGCTGGAGCAGTAACTGGTGCCGGAGCACTAGCTTCAACTAGATCGTCTTCGTCATCGAATTTAGTTGTAATTGCTGGTCCAGTTGGAGCATTTGCTGGCTTAGTGATGACAGTAGTTGACACTGCTTCGGTGGCAACCACTGTTGATTCAAAACCAGGAATTAGGGCATCTGGACATTCTTTGATAATACGAGGCATATTTGCAAGAAGTATTGCATTTAACTCATCATAGGTTTTAACCTGATAGATAGAATTAAGATCATAAGCATTCTTCTCCCATTCTGCAGCGATATCATCTGGTAATGCAGAGCGATCATCTACAAATGCAATTTGACCATTGATCTTAGTCTTAGATTGGAATTTTTCAGCATCATACTCGGTATCAAATCCAGTACCTGTACGCTTAATATTGAACCAGATTCCAGAATCATCATCTGTGCTGTTCACTGAAGTAGGATCTTGATTGTAATCATTGATATATTCACTCATCAAGGCTTTTAACTTCTTATTAGCTGTTGATTTCAATTCAAGTAAGCCAAGTTTACCAGCCTTATCTACAGCATTCCATGCATATGATCCTTTAGGGCGAAGATTGCTAATAGTCTTATTGAGAGACTTTAAGCGCTCCTTAACTGCATCTGATGTTGCCCCGCTGGCTTTTAGTTCAGCACCAATAACTTCAGCTTTTTCTGAAAGAATTTTAACAAATTCCATCACTGGACATGCTTTTTCTGAAGTTGTAATTGAACTAGCGTATGGACGTAAGCGATTACTATCTGGATCTAAAAGACCCCACGTAACCATCCATCTTTTGTAAGGGTAACCATTGGCTTGCTCTCCAAAAGGGGGCAAGAAACGAAAGATATTGCTTCCTTCGACGACCTTATGTCGTACCCATTCTCTTTTTGGCTGAAGTGCATCGGGATTGATCTTAATATTACTCATTATTTTCTCCTTCTACCTCGAAAGGCATCGTAATTTCTAACTACCGTAATCGGCATGATTCTATTATACCAAATTAATTATTATTAACAACCTTTTTCTTTGAATTTTCTTGGTCAATTCCATTTTCTAAAAAGGGAGTTAAATGGTTATTAGATCCAACGAAGTATATGAGTTTTGTATCCTTTGGACGAGTTTTGATTTTCTTATCTAAATACTTATCTACGATTTGTGGGTGATGTTTGTTGAACATTCTGAGTACAACTTTCTCAGATAAGTCTTTCGCAGATTCGAATTCAATACCCTCATAACGAGAATAAGGAATGCTACTAATAGGATTGAACTCTTCTGGGTCATATGCTCTCCCAATATTTCCAGCTATATTTTTAAGATGAAATAACGAGGTAAGTCTACGCTTACCTAATTTTGATGCGAAGCGCTCTGATGCCTCAATTTCCTCTATAAAGTCAGGCATAGAGATTACAATCTCACCTACTTTAAGATTTTTAGGTTCTTCTTTTACTACTACAAATTTTGCCATAATGTTTCCTCCTAGGTCTTATCTACCTTTTCTATTTCTTTTATAGTCATGCTTACTGGATCTCTCCAACCTTCTTTAAGTTTTCCTCTTACATAGATTATGCTATTTACAGGCCATCTAAATGCCTTAGTTTGATCCCACTTGACTGCCTCAACTAAATTATATCCATCTGATAAGGATACTGAGGTTAATGCCCATGGTTTACCTGTCTTTTTAGACTCTCCACTCTTAGTGTTGGAACCTTCGTATAGCATAATCATTCCAACTTCTTGCTCCCATTCTTTTTTAACCAAACCTGCTGCAACCCTAAGATCGTTCAAGATCGGCACCCCACCCATCGTAAGAGGAATTCCTTTTCTTCCAGTTTCTTTAAGACCAGGCCAAGCTTTCTTAATAATATCAAGAATTGCCACATCACTGAGTAGGTGTCTGTTGAAACATTCATTGCTATCTCTCTCCATAATAAATAACTCAATTGGGTCACTTGAAAGAAGCTCCTCTTTAAAATCGCTTCTTGTTTTTCTTATTCTCTTATACTCTTCCATAAAATGACGTCTAGCTTCAGGATAAGGAAGTGATAAGTCCATAAAACTATCGGCAGCTCTAGATTTAATCATGTGACCAACGTGACCTATGTTGACCTTTGTGTGATTAACCTTTTTATTGAAATCATCTAAATCAACAAATGGCCCTTTAGAAACTAATTCCTTTACTGTATTTGGACCAACACCCTTAACTACAGATATCGGTGCAGTAATCTTATCTCCGTGTATTTCAAAGTTATCAGAGGGATTCTTCATTGATGGGGGAGCTATAGCATTACCAAGATATGCTACATATTTACGCATCTTTTCTTCATTCTTCTCTGCACTTAAAGTACTAGCCCACCACTCTAATTTATGGTGATGTTTTAGGTACATAGTGATATATCCAAGTTCTGCATATGCATATGAGTGAGATTTATTAAATGAATACCTAGAGAATGCTAAGATATGATTACATACTTTTTCTGTTTGTTCTCCCGTCCATCCGCGTTTTTTAGTTTCAACCCTAATTTTATCAAAAGAAGCCAACATGACTTCTTCTTTCTTTTTAGCAATTGCATTCCTTATCTGATCTGATTCTTCAGCAGTATATCCACCCATTTCAACTAGAAATTGCATCACCTCTTCTTGATATACAAATACCCCATTGGAACTACCAAGAATTGGGCGCAAATCTTCATGAATAAATGACATCTTAGTTTTACCGTTTCTCACATCCATATAGTATTGAGCTGCTGAAACTCCAGGTTCCCATTCAGCATCTAAAGTACCAGGTCTACATAAGGCAGTCATATCTGCAAGATGCTTACGCTTAGTTGGCACAAACTCTTGTACATACCCCTTAATTAACGAAGTGTTAAACTGAAAGGATGAATCTGTATCTTTATTGTAGAAATCATTATAAACACCTTCGTCTTCTGGGAGTCTATATATTAGTGCCATTCCATTCTCATCTTCTTCAAGATAATCAAAACCAGTGCTCTTTTTAATTCTATCTAGACACTCAGATACTGCACCTAAAGTCTTTAATCCAAGAATGTCAGCCTTAACCAAACCTGATTCTTCACACATACCGGCATCATACTGAGTAACCAATATCTTTCCTAAGTTTGCATCATCCATTACTAATGTTGGAACTCTCTCTGATGCCAAATCAACTGTGGCTATAACAAAAGCAGAAGCATGACGAGACCAACCCCTTATTAAGCCAATCATACCTGCTACCATCTTTTCTACTTGCGGATGGATTTCAAAAAAGTTCTTAAGGTGCTGATTGGTATCCATCTGTCCAGGGTGATATTCTCCTTCTTTATCAGTGAAGCCGTATAAGAAATCTTTTTCCCTAACTCCTTGGGGAGAATCCGGTATAGTATCACATACATCTCTAACTTCAGGATCGTTTCTATTTTTTCCGTATAGCGCATGCATTACATCCTTTATTGCATTTTTTGTTTTCATTTTAGAGAAAGTACATATTTGAGCAAATCCAAGTCCATATTTCTTTTGCAAATACTTCATTACATCTGGCCTAGCAGTGTCTCCAATATCCATATCAATATCAGGGAATGAACCTGATCTGATACGAGCATGACTTAAGAACCTTTCGAAAGGCAGTTCTGCCTTTATGGGATCGACATGGATGATTTTGAGATAGTAACTCATTAGAGAACCACCTGCAGAACCCCTTGCGATATTCTGTAGAATTCCTATTGAACGTGCATAAGTCGAGATGTCTTCGTAAACTAAGAAATAAGGTATGAAGTTTAGTGCCTCATTCTTCATAATGACATCCACTTCTCTTTTAAACCTCTCTACGTATATGGGGTCATCTTTCCATCTTCCATGCTCTTTTATTCTTTCCATCATAAAGTAGTAAATTTGCATATCATAATCATCAGTCTTATCTTTTAAGTGCTGAGGGATGTCTATCTTAGGAAGATGAAAGTCCTTTTTTATTTCTATGTCTTTAGTTAAACCTGCTATATAGAGAGTTTCCTCTATCATAGATTCATATCTCTCTTCAGAGAGCCAATCTCCTAAGTGCCTCTTTAATCCACGATACATTTCATCAGCTTTAAGAACGTGATAAGACTGATGATAGTATCCACCATCTTTTCTGGATGTCTTAGAGATACAATCTTGAATAGATTTATCATCTGGATTTATAAAATGAGCACCGCTTGTCGGTATAAACTTACCACCAGACTTATCTATTAATGTAGATAGAAATTTATTATAATATTTTTGTGAGTTTCCGCCTTCATATGATACCCTTTTAAACCCAGCATTCGCTACAAACTCATGACTAATGTCTACTGGTGTAAATTCCCACCACAATCTCTCACCTAAAAACATATTCAACTCTCTAAATATATCTCCAGCTTTATCGAACTTCCCATCTAGTAAATACTTACCAACTGGTCCATCAACACCTGGGGCACCAAATAAAAGTCCTTCTGAATACTCTAACAACTGTTCAAGTGTATTTAACGGAGTTGATCTTCCACGGTCCATAACTGTATCGTGATGAGCTAGTGAGGATAGTTTCATTAGATTGTAGTATCCCTTTTCTGTACTTGCCCAGGCATTCAGAGCAAAGAATCCCTCATCTTTGAATTTAATATATAGTCCAGCTCCAGGTATAGCCTTACCAACCTTTAAGGCACCGTTGAGTGCTATAACGTTACCATGATCAACTATAGAAAATGCTGGAACATCATTATCATCACACCATTTTTCCCACTCTTTGGGGGAAGGAATTGAATCGACCATTCCGTACATTGAATGTACGTGAAGTTGAGCCGGTTCTTTGAACTTTCTTGATATTTTTATTTCTATTTCTTGCTCTTGTTCTTCTGTGTAAATCGTCTCACCTAATAAGGTTCCAATTTTATCATCTACTTCAATTGTTGCAGCTATATCAGAAAGAGCATCATGCGCATTAATTTTAATACCGTAATGATTTGCTAATGTCTCTAACTTTAGATTGGGGGTGGATATTTGTGACTTTACAAGTTTAGCTCTTTTAAACGTATCATGTATATCTAATGTAAATAATTCAAAGAACTCTTTAGATTTACCATGCTTAATAAAGGTACTACTGATAAACCCTTTATCAAAAGCCACATTGAAACCGGCAATTACAAATTTTATTCCAAAAGATCTAAGATAGATAATTAGTTTATCTAACATAATCGATTGCTCTTGGAATGTTCTCATTCTAGATTCTGTAATACCATGAACCCTAGTGGCTCCAGGGTCAATAGCGTCCCAGTTCGTTGGTTGACAGAATTCATTAAATGATTTTTGACGCTTGTCTCCAATAATAGGTATACAAGCTAGTTGGATAATATCGTTTCTATTAGAATCTAATCCAGTTGTCTCTGCATCTAACCATAAATAATTCATATCGCTCCCAAAAAGAAAAGGCCTCATGTATATTATACAAAAGGCCTACGCAATATGTTTTTAAATATGTATTAAAAGGTGAAGTTTAAGTCTACAGATGTGGCTGAGGCGTCGGATGTATTTAAAACAACTTCAACTTCGTTAAACATAACATCTTGTTCAGATAACCCTTGAAGAACACCAGTTCTAAAGGCTTCCCATAATGCACCATCTAAACGTAAATCTTGTGGTTGATACCCAACCGAGGCATTGTAGATAAATTTCTTTTCACCCTTGTTGGCTGCCGCAGTTAACTCAGCACTTAAACTGGTTACAGGGTTTGGCTCGTTGCTGACATCAATAACAATCTTTCGCCCTTCAACTCTAGCCTCAGCTAATTTGCTATCTAAAGTTCCAGTGTAAGTAGTTCTTAAACTCATCTATTTCTCCTTATTTCCTTTTATTAAGTTATCTTTAGCCCATAATGGTTGCAAGTTGGCATAGTGGCAGGCTTTATTAAATTCTACCATGTTTTGTAAGTTAAACCTACTTAATGGCTTAATGTGATCTACATGCCACTTACCATAATTATCCCAAGTCATACCTGTTTGAAACTGAGTCTCAAGGTGAGTCTTGAGCTCACATATTGTACACCCCAGATTATCTACAGCTGAACCGCAATTAATTACTTTACTTAATCTGTTTCTTAAATTATGTGCAAGTTTGTAATTAATATCATTTTTATATTTATTTTTAGTGTATGCATTGTTACGTAATCTATCTTGAACTAGGGCACAGACACTAGAGCAAGTCTTACTATTATGAGATTTTGGCATAAATATTTTTTTGCAAATAAAGCACCCTTTATTGAGGAGAATTGCTTTGCCAAGTTTTTTTCGTGACCTGCGTTGTGTGTTTTTTAATTCTTCTTTTGAATAAAGAGAGGATCTCTTCTTTGCTTTTGCATTTTCAGACTCTTTATTTTTATAATACCAAAGTGCTTGAGCGCTTTTTTCTTTTAATTGCCTACAATCACTAGAACACACTGATGAATTCCAAGTGCGCTTTTTAAAAAGCGCACTACATACCTTGCAATTATTAAAGTGTGACTGCGGATTCTGGATTAACTTCTCCACTTTCAATTTCCTCAATTTTCTCTAAAAGAAAAGATATTTTTGCTTCCTCATACTTAATAGTGGAAGTGTACCCCGACGTAAGATCTTTTACAATCTGTTTAGCAGCAGTTAGGCGATCATTAGCATCTCTTTCATCTCTAAGGCCTTTAATCTTCTTTAGGGATGAAGCGATAAGATCTTTTGCAGTATCTTCATTGACATCCTCATGATTCTCTTGAAATGACTTACTTAATACTTTCTTTGCTTTACCGATATCAATGGACATATTTCCTCCTGTTAATTGTTTTTATAAAGATATTTTACCATTTTCAATTTCTTTTCTTAGTTTTCTCTCTTCTTGAGTTTTGCGATGATGACACGATGGTTTATCACCATGAAGATGTATGTGTTTTAGTAAATAGGAACAAACCACTTGAAGATTGGCTTTGTCGCAATTCAACCTATCGTAGAAGGTGTTCCAATCGATGAATCCGTGTTTTATAGAGATAACTGGATCAATATGATCCACTGCCACTTTAGTCCCTTGAAACCACCCTTTGCATTCTGCGCATAAAAATTCAACATGTGGGCGCTTAGCTAAAGTTCCATCTTTTTTGTATCTAGGGCGCTCTCTTCTAGCAGCACTTAGAACTTCCCTTACAAGAGGGGAGCGACTAAAGACTCGTCTCATGGCTGATCTAGTGGCAGAATTCACATTGTATTTGGGTTTTTTTCTTTTCTTTTTAGCCATAGAGGCTATTTTACTTGTTTTTAATTGACCACTGTCCAAGTTTTGAAGTAGTCATAGACTCTTTGATCTTCTTAGCAGAGTCCATAACCTGATCCTTAGTATCTGGATCCTTAATCTGTTCAGCAACCTTAGTTGGATCTTTTTGTGTTTTAGGGGCAACACCAGACGTCTTAGATGCAGCTGGAGGCTTAGGCATGGCGGGCATTTGGATAGATGCCTTGATATCTGAGAACATATTCTTAATTTTATTTAATTTTTTCTCAAGTGGTTCCATAGTTTAATTATATCAGGTATCGCAGATAACAGAGGTATCGTTTCTCTTTTCCACACGAAGTATCTGTGAAAACATAGACTTAGCTTCACTGGCATGGTCAATTACGAATATCTGACGATTTACTGCTAGTTTTTCTAACAACTCCACCACCACTTCTCTACCTGTAGCATCCAATCCTTCAAAGGGCTCATCCATTACAATGGGGTTGAGTGGCATACCAAATTGCTTACTTAATATATCAGCTATTGCAAAATCAATAGATAGAGAGAATGCTCTCTCTTCGCCACCAGATAACGCACCAATAGAGGTAATGTGACCATTTATTATAAGAGTTTCAGAGAATTTAGCCACTAAATCACCTGTTTTCTTCTCCTTGTAGGATTTAAGTTGATAAGAAGCGCTTGGCCAAACTAAGCCAATATGCTGATTCACAGCATCATTGAAAGACTCAACAATAGAGTCCATAACATAAGCCGGTGCCCCAGTG